TTTAATGTAGTTCCATCTACAATCTATCGTATTTGGCGTAGCAATACCTGGAAACATATTTAATAAAGGAGTAATAGATGGCGCACTTTTGTCAGATTAACGAAGAAAACATAGTAACTCAAGTAATTGTAGTTGCTAACCAAGACACGGCCGATAAAGACGGTGTAGAGAATGAAGCAATTGGTGCTGCGTTCTGTAATAACCTTCTTGGCGGCACTTGGAAACAAACATCATACAACGCTAAAATCCGCAAGAATTACGCAGGTATTGGCTATAAATATGATGCAACACTAGACGCATTTATCCCACCACAACCTTTTGCTTCATGGGTTTTAGACGAAGCTACTGCTCAATGGAAAGCACCTGTAGACTATCCAACAGACGGTAAAGTTTACTCATGGGATGAAGCTACAACATCATGGGTAGAAGTAACTCAACCATCTTCTTAATTATTTGATATAATAATCGTATGATTATTGAAAAGCTGTTACCTCAATCTTTAGAAGATGAGGTACATAAACTTATGACGTCCACTGGGTTTCCATGGTACTGGAACTCAGAAAATATTGTCCCAATGAAACCGGACAAAGACATATTCCAAATGACCCACGTATTTTTCTTAAACAAAAAAGTGTGGTCGGCACACTACAATTTAGTCAATATGATAATCGGCTACTTTGTAGAACGCACAGGCATTAAAGTAAAGCGTGTAGTAAGAATTAAAGGTAACTTAATACCCAACATAGCACACACACCTGAGTCGCTAGATAATTTAATCCATACTGATATGGATATCACAAACCCAGGCAACTTTGTAAGCTTTGTGTATTACGTCACGGATTCCGATGGTGATACGACAGTTTACGATGATGATAAAAAGACAGTTCTTTTTACATCATCACCTAAAAAGGGTAACTGTGTCGTGATTAATTCAAAGCAAACGCACAGATCATCTGTGCCAACGCAGCACAAAAGACGCGTAGTGATTAATTTTATATTGGAGCTTGACGTATGACAAGACTCCTGATTACAACAGAAGAGCATGATTTCGTAGTATTTGACCTTAATTCAAACACGATCACGCACCGTCATTCAAAAACAAAAGAATTAGATTCACCCAATCTACAAGGCAAAGGAAGGCCCACATACCGCCCCTTTGGTGTAGATGTAGACGATCAGTATATCTACATTGCGTCTAATGATAAACTGGGTAAGTTTGATAAAACTTCCTATGAATTTAAGGGTCTTATCTCCATACCTATGGTGATTAATACCCACCAGATTGTAAAAGATCAAGATACATTTTACGTATGTCATACTGCCATAGATACTATTGGCATTCATGATGTAAAAAATAAAATTAACAAATATATAAACGTTAATCTTCTGAACCGTGTAGATATTCATCTGCAGCCCCTTAACGCGGATCAGTTAGATTCAAGGCACCTTAACTCGTTGTTTGATGCAGGCGATAAAATTTATTTCTGTCGTCATAATAAAAATTTTGTCGAGTCTGATTTTGGATACTTTGACAAGGTCAACACATTCGACATCAAGTTAGTGGCAAGAGCTGGCAAGTGTTGCCATGGGATTAGAGTAGTGGATAACTATTTGTACACCCTATCAACAGGCACCGGCGAAATACTAATGATTGACTTAAATACTAATGTATCAAAACCATTTAAGTTAGTTGATAGTTCAAGTACTTTTTTAAGAGGATTGGACGTCTATGATGACAAAATTATTATAGGTTGTTCAGTTAATTTTAAAACCAATACCAAAGATCAAAGTTGTTACATTATTGTAGTAGATATTAAAAATAATATAACATCAAAATATTTAATTGACGGTATTAAGTTTATAAATGACTTAAAAGTAGTANTAGATTAACAATAAAGGAGATTTAAATGCAATTAATTAAAGACTTATGGAATGTAGTTAAAGCTTTACTCGCAGTAGTTAAAACATTAGTAAGCTATGTAAGAATTGTTATTCACGGTGTAGAAAACCTTATCGGTAAATTAGCACACAAGAAAGCAGCACCTGCTCCAGCACCTGTAGTTGAAGAAGCTGCTGTTCCAGCTGAAGCTCCAGCAATTTCACAACCATCTAGCTTATCACCAAATCAAGGACAATAATCATGGCAGAAAAGTGGATTCAAAAAGCAATTAAAAAACCTGGCGCACTTAAAGAGTCTCTTGGTGTTAAAAAAAGTGAAAAGATCCCCGCTGGTAAATTAGCATCCGCTGCTAAAAAATCTGGCGTGACTGGTCAACGTGCAAGATTGGCTCAAACGCTGAAAGGTTTAAAGAAAAAATAATGGATACCCAAACCCTTATTAATATTGCCTTAGGACTTATTGGTTTCTTTGGCGCTTGGGTATTGAATAGTATGTCAAGATCTATCTTACGTCTTGAAGATAAAATAGCAGAGATGCCACTTTCATACGTAACTAAAGATGATTATCGTCGNGACATTGACGAAATCAAAAACATGCTAGACCGTATTTTTGAAAAATTAGATGACAAGGCAGACAAATAAATGAAACGTATTTTAGGTACGATTCTTTGTTTATGGTTTGGGATAGCTTATGCAGATACTACTGTTATTCAAAACAAAGGCATGCCTGTATCTAGTGCCATGGCTCCCTCTATGTCTGCTTTTAGCCAAGATGTTTGCGCAGTACCCGTCTCTGGGGCTGGGAACATTGGCGTACTATCTCTCTCTGGCGGTACTGTACTTCTTGATGATAATTGCGTAAAAATCAAACTAGCTAAAACACTCAATGACTTAGGTCTTAAAGTGGCGGCAGTTTCAGTGCTCTGTCAAGATCCAAAAGTATGGGACGCGATGGAGATGTCAGGCAGTCCATGTCCATTAGGCGGAGCAGTCGGTGATGCAGCAAAGAAAGCTTGGTTTAAACGTTACCCTGAAAGATTTAAAAAGCTCTATGGCGAGGACTATAATATTCCTGCTATTCCTCCTCTCAAGGAGTAGTGCGAGTGCTGATGGATTTACGGACTGGTGTAATCAACTGGCTCAATTTTACGGCCATCCCGTTTGTTATATACCACCGCCATGCACATCATCAGTTGAATTTCAAACACTTCAATGTGGTGCGCATCAAACTGGTGCTATCAATCAAAGTAGGACTTACTTCTGTTCGACGCAAACTTGGAGCCCATGGCAAACAACTTCGAACAACTGCACGCCGCTTCCACCGAGCTGTCAGACAAGCGTTTCAGCAAGGAGTCTAAGTTGTCCGACCCATTTTTCAGGACAGATAACCCAACAAACAACAACGAGTTGTCCAGATCCCTATGGTCAACCCGTCCCGGGAGCGTGGATCACTACAACCAATTCATGCACACCGGATCCAGCAACATGCAAACCATCAACTCAGACACAGACATTATCGTGTCAATCTGGGTATATTGGAAGCATACTACAAAACAGATCATCGACTTGTTCGGATCCATATTCCACGCCAATATGGTCGGATTGGGTTACGACTTCGAATACATGCGTCATGTCGGTCACGAATCTAAACAATCCGACAAGCCCAGTGTCACCGATCAGCCCGACGAATCCAAACTCGGTGATCAGCAAACAAATGAATTCGACAACACAGATTGCCCCACCTGTGGATGTTCAACAAAACCCTGTTATTGCGAATACCCCATTGGTAGACACAACGACAACAACAACAAGCCAAAGTGGGACTACACAAAAGTCAGACGTCACCTCTGGGACAGCATCGAGCAATACGAGCAACTCTACAGGAAGCTCGGAAACCAACAAGACAGAGGCGAAAACTAGCATACCCAAAGGTAAAGAAATCGTTCCAGGTTTCGGTGTAGTCATGAGTATGCAATTACTAAATGCTGGCTACAATATGCAGCAACAACAAATTCAAGAATATATCAACTTAACACAGGAACAAGCATATGGCAGAGAACAAGACATTCTCCTTAACTTTATCACCTCAGATGATATTGGGATTAATTTTAACAGCATTGCCAATTATAGGTGGCGGAGCCTACTTGGCGATAACCCGCTACAACGAAGCGGTTTCGGCGATTGAGGAAGTTAAAGGTATTGGTGATATGAAATCTCAAATCACAACTTTAGAGCTTCAAGTAAAAACGCAACAAGATAGAATTGCAGCACTACAAGATGCATCTATCCGTATGCAAGAAAAATCATCAGATGCACTAGCTTCATCACGTGAAGCGCAAGCGTTAGCTAAAGGTAATACATTGGAAATCAATTCAGCGATTACCTCTATGCAAGAGCAAATGAAAGCCCTTCGAAAAGCTACAACAAACCCGTTGGGTTCATAGGAGATATTATGTTTAGTATGTTATCAGGAATACTTGGATTTGCTACCTCTGGTTTGCCATCCATCTTACAATTCTTTCAACAAAAGTCAGATCAAAAACATGAGCTAGAAATGGCTCAGCTACAAATGCAACAACAGTTAGCTATGGCTCAACAAAACCTTCAAGCTCAAGAACGCATTGAAGCAATCAACTTGCAAGAGAACTTAGTGCAAGCTGATGCACAAGAAGCTTCTGCATTGTATGCATTTGCTGCTAAAGAACAAGAAGGTGCAGCACAATGGATTGTTAATCTACGTGCTTCTGTACGTCCAGTCATTGCTTATGTGTTTGTTGGCTTATTAGTATTCACTGACGTATCTGGCATGATCTGGGCTATCTGGACAGGTGTTGACTTTAAAGAAGCACTTGACTTAGTATTCTCAGACCAAGAGATGGCNATTGTTGCCTCAATTATTGGCTTCTACTTNGGTTCACGTCACTGGAAAAACTAATGCAGATATCTGACAAAGGTATAGCATTAATTAAACATCACGAAGGTGTACGCTTGAAACCGTACCAAGATTGTGTTAAACTTTGGACTGTTGGCGTAGGACACCTTATTGGTGATGGTAAATCCCTACCGCCAGAATGGAATAAAGTTTTCACTATGGAGGAAGTAGATGGGATTCTTCGAAAAGATTTGGCTCGATTTGAGCAGGGAGTGTCAAAGTTCTGTCCTGTGCAACTTACACAAGGCGAATTTGATGCTCTTATTAGTTTTAGCTTCAATCTTGGTCTTGGGGTACTACAGCGATCAACCCTCCGTCAAAAGATCCTTAGAAATGATAAAAAGGGCGCTGCGGAGGAATTCACGAAGTACGTCAGGGCTGGTGGTAAAATCATCAAGGGTCTCGTCACCCGTCGAAATGACGAAAAACAACTGTTCTTAGGAGGTTAAATATGAACAATTCTCTCTTCTTATTCTGGGCTTTTCTAGCTTAGTTTTCCCAAAAATCTAACATAGAATCATTAATTTGCGGTAACATACGCAGAGAAAGGATTAATCATGAACAAAGTATTTATACTTGCAGGATTGCTCACACTTTTTTCGATCACGTGCAATACGGAGCAAGTGAACCATACCAAGTTGGAAATGGATCTTTCAAAGGTAGCCAATCAGGTTATTCTATTATCAAAAGAGGAAGGCTTTAGAAATGAAGCCTACCGAGACAGTCAGGGTAAATTAACCATTGGTATTGGTCACCTCATTAAAAAAGATGAAGATCACCTTAAACATAAGACGCTCACGGATGCTGAGGTATTACAGCTTTTTAGGCAGGATATAAAGTCCTGTAGCACTGCAGTGGAGGAGACGTCACCCTACGAATTAACTACATACCAATACGAGGCACTCTTAAGTTTTTGCTTTAATATTGGCGTTGACAACTTTAAAAAATCAACGGTTATTAGAAACATCAGAAACCACAATTTCCATGGTGCGGCTGATGCCATGTTACTTTGGAATAAGCCTGCCATACTAGAAGCTAGACGTTACAGGGAACGCGAATTATTCCTCCATGGGGCGAAAAAAGTGGCTTTTGTGCATTAGTAGAGCTAAGGACTGATCATCCTAATTTTATCAATTTTAACC